ACCGTCTTCATACATGAATCTATTATAAGGAATTTTAGAAACATGCTTTAATTTATCTGCAAAGTACTTAAGTGCTTCCGTATCTGAAAGGTCTGGTCCGTCACCACCAAGCGTTTCTATTTCTGGTGTTTCACCCTCTTTAGAAGGTAACCAGTATTCTCTTGAGAATTGTAGCATTGGTTTACCATCAGTCTCTAATGTACCTGATTCCCAATCAAAGTCTACAACCTCTTTATAGTTGTTCATTAACTGTGCAAGAGACTGTTTAGCCCTTGTCTTAGACTTACCACCCATTGGGATAACAAACTTCATTCTAAATGAAGCATTAGTAACCGCCCAAATTACACGAGTGTGTTCCATAATTCTCATCAAGTTAAACGCTCTAATCAAACGCTCAACATAAGAAACTCTAGATACTGTTGTAATAGAAGAGTAAGAGATATAAATGATTTGTGAATCATAAAGTACTCTTTCCTTCATTGGATTATCCTTAAACTGAATCCATACCTTTTTACCGTCGTCACTGTTGAAACCTGGCATTAAAGTAATTGGGTCAATCTCTTTAAAGCCTATGATTTCAGTTTGTGCTTCATTATAAATGATTTCAAATGAAAGATAACCGTCAATCAGAAACTTTCTAAAAAAGTACCAAGCTGATTGGTCACCGTTAAATCCGAAGTATTGATAAATCTGCCTGAACGACCTTTTAAAATAAGCATCAACCTCATCAGATACATCTAAGCCAATAATATCTGGATAACAAAAGAAATTCTTTTCGTCATATACCATTGTTTCATCACAAAGGATGTCAAGTATATCTTCAATCTCATCATTTAGCGAAAATTTTCTAAGCTCTTCTCTCTTAGATTCGTAATCCCTATCAAAAAGAGGGATTGACTTACGCATATTAGTATCAGCCATTGACAGCGATGCGAATGCACTGTACATATCGTCATTGTCAACACCCATCATGTTCATTTGACCGTAGCCTAATGCATCTTCTACTGGGCCAATTGCCTGTGATTGGCGAAGTACCATGTCATCATAATACATTCCAAACGACGAAAGACTCTTAAGAGCCGTACTTAAAGTAAATGGTCTCTTACCGTAAGAAAGAGGTCCATTTTTTGGATTTACAAAACCTGCCATTTAATTGCTTTAATTTGTTTATATATTCTTATTATTATAATACTTTCTATACATCGCCATTACCGCACCTCTTGAAATACCTTCAAAATCTGCAAAATCACAAAGTACAATCTTTGACCAGTTCTCATAAGACACCACAGCTTGTTTAGCTTTTAAGTTTGGTTTATATTGTCTTATAGCAAAACCACAACCAAACTTGTCTAAATAACGTTTTGCACCGGCATATGTTAGGTTTAATTGACCTTGACCCGATGCATTATTAGGCGACCTTGTTTTGTTGGTTTTTATCTGCCCATTTAATCTTATATGTAAATCATCCAGTAATGTTTCTTTTACATCTTGTGGCAGCATGTTTAGATTTATACCGACATCGTTGCTTTTATGTGGGTCTAAGGCTAAAACAACTGGATTTCTATCCCACCACTCTATATTTTCTGTAATAGGGTTATCATACCTAAATACATAAATCTTACCAGGTCTGAATCGCTCACCGTACTTAACAACCTCTTTATTTCTAAAAGCTGATAACGATGTTGAATACCATTTAGTTGATTCCTTAATGGCATTTGATTTAGAACCTAATTCTGAAACCAAAGCTTGAATGTCTTTTTTAATTTGACCCATTATTTAAGAGACTTTTCTGTCATTACAGCAAACCGCCAACCTCTATCATTGGCAAAGTGTTGTGCCGCAATATATTTATCCTTATTAATTACGTACTGTTCTGCAAGAAATCTGTAATTGTCTAAAGCTTTTTTAGAATTTTTAGTGGGTGGTTTTGGTTTTTTGATTTGAGCCTCTGGCTTAATCTCTATAAGGATATGGTCAATTTCGCCATCGTGCTTTTTAACTTTAATATAAAAGTCAGGATAATACTTACGTTGCTTTTTATGAAGTTTTGACCAATATGGTATTTCAACAGGTTCAGATGACCACATAATAACAAGCTCGTTATTATCGCACCACATCATAAACTTACGTTCCCAAGATGACCTGTATATAATAGGTTCAGGTCCTACATATTTTGAAGGATTATTAGGTTTAAAATAACCTTGTATAAACTTAGACTTTTTTGTAGGGCGAACCTTCTTGATTGACATTATATAGAAAACAAGCCACCTTCTTCACCTGGTTTAGCACCTGCTCTATCAATTGACATTGTATCTTTATATTTAACCGGGTGAATTTTATTCCAACCTTTAGCGTAGCCACGTTTCGCAATCTCCGTAAAGTATGCAAATGCGTTAGGATACTTTGGATTAAAGTTACGCCAGTACTTTAAAAGATCAAGTATAGCAAACTGCAAACAATCTTGCCTATCATCATTATAAACATATGACATTTTACGAATTGCGTTTTCAGCCAATAGTATAAGCATTTTTTCAGCAGTCGGCGTCAGCTTATCCTGTTCTTTTGACTTTACAATCTCTGCGTAAAGGTCTTTATTATTTAAATAATTCTTTTTTCTAGCCACGATTAGTGTAGTTGTTATTAATATTATTACTTATTATACGATAGTTATCATTAAGTGTTTCAAAAGAGACACAAGTAAAAAGCCCGGGATTACCGGGCTTGATCCCTAGGAATAGAACCCCGAGGTATCTTAATAAGATTTGAGCAATTTAAATGCCTTCGCCGTCTTCCAGCTCTAATGTCTTAATAACTTTAGATTGCACTATAGCGTAGCTTTTAATTCTTTAATTTCAGTTTCAAATTTAGCAATCTCACTTTCAATAAGTGCGTCTGCTGCATTGATTTCTTCAATTGATTTATCAGCTTCAGCTAATCTGTTTCTTTGATCTTTTAAGAATGTAATGATTTCTTGCTTCTTTGCAATTTCATCAAGTGCGTCAACGTATTCAGTTAATTCACCTTCAACTAATTCAGCAACAAATTCAGTGATGTTTACATTAGTCTTTTCATTAACATACTCAACCGCAGCATTTGCAGTGTTTGCCTTAAAGAAATTATAGATTTTAGCAGCTTCATTAATTCTAGAAATGTAAATGTTTTCGCCAAACTTCATAACGTCAATTAGGTTACCATTTTCATTAACTGTTTTAACAAAGTCTAAATTAACAAATGATTCAGCATTATTTGCAGCATATACAAATGCCTCAGCAACTGGCTTTTCGTTATATCTAATAACTCCAGCAGACATGATAAAGTTGACAAAACCTTCATCTAAAACTTCAGTATTACCCATGTAGAATTTTGATTCAGTAATGTTGTACCACATTTTGTGTATACCTTTATGCCATACAATTTTATCTTCAATGAACTGGAAGTTTTCAACAGCCCATGCTAATGTGTGAAGTTCTTTTGAAATAGTTTCGTTTTCAACTACAGTATTTTCAGTAGTGTTTACGGTGAATGATTTACCGTGTAGGTAAAATTCAATTTCGTTTTCGTTAATAATTTTAACTGGTGATAGATTCATAGTTATAATATTCTTTATTTTTTTATATATCTTACTCTACGATGCGTTTTGGATTATCATCAGATGTTCTATTAAAATCCTCTTGCTTAGTGTTTGTAGGCTGTGTGTGGATTTCAAACATCCTGTTACCAACATGCATTTCAGTTTCCCATTCAAACGATGGAATGAATGAATTAATTTCTAATGAGAATGTAACCTTATAACCTTCATTTGAATCAAATGAAAATTCAATAGGTCTTTCTACTGTATAATCCTCAGGCATTGCATAATAAGATGAAAGTCTATAAGAACCCTCATTCAAATCACCAACCTCTATATTATATTGATTTGATTTATACAGTCTTTTAATAATACGTTCAACAATCTTAAAGTTATCTAACTGTGATGATGTGATAATTTCAACATCAACTGAAATGTTAACTGGAATCATTTCAAATTCAGCATTGTAACCTTCCATTGCGCCGTTCTCATTCATCTTAGTATATGAACCTCTAATGCGCTTGTTAACTAATTTAGCAGAATCGATAGACATACCTGTAAAGTTTACCACACCACGTGGAACCCTATCGTAATTACCATCAGCTTTAGCACCGTCAGGTTCACATCTTAAACCATCTTTAGTTAAGAATAAAAAGTTATCCTTTAAGAAATCTTCATCGCCAGATACTGCATAATAAAAAGGTACATCAACCTCAACTCTTTTATTATTATCAAGTTGACGGTAAAAGTACACCTTATTATTTAAATCTGCCAAGAGACCTATAATGACGTGTCTAATAACACTATCATCCTTGTTAAATTTTACGTTGTACGTTGCCATAGATAGTATATATCTCTATTCTATGGTCTCAATTTCAAATTTAGAGAAACCGTTATCACGATAAATCTGTATTTTCTTATCAAAGATTTCGTGAGGTAAAACTGAATGGTTAATCACAAACGTGTTGATTTTATTCTCTTTAATCACTTGAGCTAAAATCTTAAGTATGTTATAAACACCGTCAGAATCAACTGATGAAAGTAACTCATCTAAAAATAATAGATTCAATTGTGGGAATCTTAACTTAAGAATCTTGATGATAGCAATAATGATAATAAAGTCCGCAGCTTTACGCTCACCTGTTGAAAGTGTCATTGGATTAATTTCTTCACCTAGATGATTAATAATACAATTAAACTTATCATCAAATCTAATATGAAACGGTAAGTGCATTGTGTTAATCATCGCAGCAATATTAGCATTTAACCCCGGTAGGATTGTTTTAACTGCCATGTTCTTTACGCCATCTTCACCTAAAATAGCTTCAATAGTTTCAAGGAAGTAATAATCATTAGAAACTGTTGACTTTTCAGAAGTCTTATCATCTTCTTGTGTTTTGAATTGACTGATTAAGTTTTCAAGATGTGCAAACTGGTCAGCGTCTGTTGATGCTTTTTGGATATTAATCAATTCATTCTTAATAACCTGCATGTTTGTTTTCAACGCTGATACTTTATCACGAATGGCTGACTGCTTGGTACGAGCGTCTTGAATACTTGACTTTACAGCACCAACTTCAGACTCTAATACTTCCATTTTCTTTGGAATAGCCTCAGCTTTTACATTATAAGCATCTTTCTTTTCAGTGTGGAATTCAGTATTTAATGGCGTCTCACATGTTGGACATGCGTTCTTTTCGTAAAGTGCTAGTTTTTTCTTAAGTGTTTGCAATTCATAATTTAAATTAGAATAGCTTACATTCTTAGTAGATAAATCATCTTCAAGTTTGCCCAGGTGTTTAACGATAGTTTGTTGTGCATCTTCAAGCTTGTTCTTATTGTCATTAAATTTAACTAATTTGTCTTTAAGCTGCTTAATCTTATCTTTATCTTTTTCAGCACTCTCAGCTTGCATCTTATTAAGTTGCATTTTAACTTGAATAATAGACTCATTGATTTGTGTCAATTCAGATTCAAAATTATCTAAGTCAGACTTGAGAACTTTACGGTCTTCTTTAACAACACGCTGCATATCATTCAATACTGAGAAACCAAACATTCTATCGATAATTTGTTTTTTATCAGTAGGTGTCATTGTCAAGAAAGACTTGAAATCATTAATAGATAAAATGATAATGTTCTTAAATACATGATATGGAATACCATATACTTCATCTTCTAAATAATCCTGTACAGATTTCTTACCAGCCTTATCGTATTCAACACCGTTAATAGTTACGCTGAATTTGCTTGGTGCTAAACCTCTTTCGATAACAACATTCATTGTACCACAAATCACATTAACTCTAACCCAAAGTTCTTTATTAATACGATTAGGTAAGTCACCGAGTTTCACACCTTCAACTTTACCATATAAACCAAATACAATAGCATTTGCAATGGTTGTTTTACCGTAACCATTTTTACCTAAAGTTAAATATAATTCTGCTGAATCTTCTGGGAACTCAAGCTTTTGCTTTTTGTTTCCGTAAGACGCGATATTTTTAAATTCAATCGATACTATTTTCATTGGTCTACGTCGTAATTGTTAACAACCTTATTGTATACATTTTTTAGTTCTTCTTTAATCTTTTGTTTCATTTCTTTATCGTGTGATAAAGCATCAACATAAGAATCAAACAAATGTAAAATATTATAGCTTTTAAATTCACCCTCAATCTGTTCCATGTCATGAAGGTCTTTATCAATAATATCTTGCTCTTGATAAATATTTGGTTCAATTTTTCTAGCAACGCGTTGAACCCTATTGATTAAAGCACTTAAGGACGCGTT